TAACATTCGGTATTCGTTAATATATGTTTTAAGATTTTCTTTTACAGCTCTATTTAAATTTGTCAAATTACCATTTATATCATACCCTAATAAATACAAGTTAATAGCAAACGGATTGTTTTTTTCATTTTCGTTTGAAGTTTTACCAATTAAAAAGTTAGTAATTTGTTGTTTTATGTCTTGCTCAGTTGGTTCTAAATCATCTGGTTTGTTTACAAAATCTAATACTAAATCAGTAAATTCTTGTAAATTATTTGGTGATGCTAATATAGATGAAGGTGAATTATTATCCAATGTTCCATCGGCAACAGCATATGCTTTTGCGATAGCTCCATATTTCGATGGCATTGATAGTACACGGATTTGATAATCTTTTGCAGTTACTGCTCTATTTTGAGCTCCAAAATTTGCTAATGCGTTTTGTCTAATTTCTTCTAAAGTTTCACCCCCTCTACCACCAACTGCAGGTACATCGTTATCAACTGCTAATGAATTTTTTGCAGAATTATAAAGTGAAAGTTGGGCTCTTGTAAAAGAACTTAAACTTTCTTCAAATTCAACCCCATTAATTCTTGTTAATTCCCCCGCTGCAACGTTTGAACTAATACCTCCACCTGTATAATATTTTACAGTTATTGTTGTATTAGATGGAGAAGTACCATACGTTTTTGTTTTTAAAAAATTAGTTGGGTCAAATGATTCATCTAATCTTTTAATAGAATTTGGTAATCCCAGTCCTACGTTTTTAAGATTTGGAATTAATTGTTCATCGGATGCTGTTGGGTCTCCTGCACCAAATTCAATTGTAATTGTACTATCTTGATTTATTCTAGTTGTAAATCTTTTTGGTGTTTTTATTGTTTTTAAAACATATGGTACCGTTGATTTAAACTGATATAGGTCTGAATCGTTAGCTTCAGTATTTGGGTAATCAATGAATATCATTTCTTGTCCTAAATACGGTACTTCATACCATTTGTTATTATTAGAATCTCTACAATCGTATATTTCAATTACATTTGTTTCCGGTAAATCAATTGTTCTAAAATTCTCATAACTTCCAAAGGTTACTTCTTTTTGATTCCTTACGGCTGATATTGCTTGTACATATTTTTTTATTAAATAAAATGTAGGCTCACCCGTAAGTACGTCTCTTTGGTATATGGTCGTCTCTCTATCAATTTCATTTGAAAAATCTACCATATCAGTTGTTATAAATTGAACGTTACCCGCTTTGTTTGCCACAACCATTCCTTCTCTTACTTTTAAGTAAAAAGTATCATCTGGTCTATTACTAACACCAATCCCAATAGATGGTACTAATTGATAAACTGATAATGTTGTTACTGCCGGAGATGTTACTTTTGGTTTATAACCCAAATATTGTGCAAGAGCTATAATACTTTGAATATCTTCTGCGTAGGGCATTAAAGATTCTTTCAATGTATCATCGGTGTAATAAGCCAAAACATCACCTACATAAGATGCCATTTCAATAAACAGCATACCAGGAGATGATTCGTTAAAATCACCATATGTTTTTGGAAAATAATTTTTTGTAAAATCAATAAGATTTGCTCTAAATGCTGCAAAGTCTTTATTAAGATATTTTATATCCTTTCCTTTATTTTTAAAATTCTTATTTATTGTTGTTATAGCCATTATGTTTGTACATTAAAAGTTACCGTATCTAATATCTGCGTATCTGATACTCTAAATGAAACTGATACTTCAACCTTATTATTATCTTTAAATTCGTTTGGTTGCTGAATATTAATAGTTTCTACGTTTACATATGGTAGCCATTTGGAAAGTGTATCAACGATAGTATTTTCTAAGTTATCAGCAAACATTTCATCATTCATATTAAATAATAATTCTTGCATACCACTCCCAAATTCAGGCTGCATCAACCTTTCAAATCTTTTTGTAAGTAATAAATTTTTAATATTACTTTTAACCTGGTCAGCAGTTTTAAAACTTTGATTAAAAGCAGTGTTTCCTATTTGAATAGGTAATGTTATACCTATTGCATAGTCTTCAAACTGCTTTGAATCGATTACTAACTTTTTACCAAGTATTACTGCCATTTTTATTTTTTAAATCTTTTTACAAGCTCCGAATAATCTCTATTCAATGCTTTATCTATCTCAGCAACTCCAGTATTTACTCCTAATCCAGTTGGTTGAGGTCCTTTAGCCATATCACCATACCCCATCTTTTCAGCCAACGCAGTTTTACCTACAATTGAACCCATATCACCTTGTCCAAAACTCATTGTTCTAAATCCACCATCTCCTTGTGGTATTCCACCACGTGTTTCATTAAGGATTTGGTTAATCATTGGGTTTTTACTAAATTTCTTTTGTTCTACTTTTTCTTTAACTGATTCCATAACAACATCATCTTCTAAAATAGCTTTAGCCATTGATAATCCGATTGGTTGTGATTTAGCAGGTTGTTTTCCTTCTGCTATTAATTTTTTTACTTCAGCTCTCACAGTTTCCTTAATTAATGCAGGTAATTGCTCTTTAAGCTCCTCTTTAATAAGAATCTGAATGGCTTTTAATAGTTTGTCCGTATTCATACTTTATTATTTGTTATGTTTATAAATATTTGAATTGATTATTTTAATAATTAACTCCAAAGTGTAGGGTCTTTTTGTAATTCTGTCCAATATTTTGTGAATTTTTTTATTCTATCATCTAATCCATTATATCCACCATTTATTTTTTTAGTAACTAATTTAATACTCGTTGTAGTACTATCCTTACAACGGGATACTAAGTTATTAGTTTTCCAAAACATACATGCAGTATCTGCAAAATATTGCGTTGCAACACTATCTGGATTTCCTTCAAAATCAGCACCAGCAATACGCCCAAACTTTCTATAATTTGCTCTACCCGTTAATTGAATATACCCTCTACCTCTAAATTTATATCCATCACCTTTTTGCAAATTTCCCAAATCATCCCTACCTTCATATCCTGATTGAGCAGCTGTTGGTCCCCATATTTCTTGTTTGTATCTAAATCCACCCGATTCATGTTCACATTGTGCCAAAAAGTGTGCTCTTTCTATGTTAGTAGTACAAATTTTATATTTTATCATAGCCGCAACCAATTCATTTGGTACTTTAACATTAGTTTTATAGTTTGGTTGAGGTGGAACGTCATTTTTTGGTTTATCTTCTTCGGATAATGGTGGGTCTGGTTCGTTCTTCGCTTCTTCTAATAGTTGGTATTCTACTTGCTCTATTTCAATAGTTGGAGGTGGTGGTGCTTCGAATGTTACTTCAAATCCCGCCGCAGTTGCTTCATTTATATCATTTCCTTGAAGTGTCGCGGTATCGGATGCCAATTGCTGAGCTTCATTAAATACTATTTCCTGCGGAGGAACTCCCAATGCTCCACCACCTGGAGTTGCCGGCTGAACTTGATATCCTGACCAAGGTAATACTCCTGGTGCCGGTGTTCCCAATGGGGGATACAATGATATTGTATTAACTATCCCAGTAACAGTAGATAAATGGGCAGTTGCATAATTAATAAAATCATCAATTATTAAAGTTGTATTATTATTTGGTGGTATTACTGACATTTTATGCTACTTTACTTTTAACGGATTCTACGGCAGCTATACCATTATCATTTAATCTCCATAATGCTGCTGAAGATTTTAGACACCCACTGGTATGAATTCTATTCTGTGAAAAATCACTTACCCATTTAAATCCTGTCCAAACTTGTATATGACCATAGTCTTTGGCTTCATACCCATTTACTAAAATATCTCCAATTTGCCATTTTGTTGAATCGGCTACAAACTTATCGAAATCAACACGTACTTTATCATTATAATAGGTCTTACCACCAATAGATATGGCAAAACTACTTCTACCGCCACCCGTAGATGGGTCTTTAAATGAAAACCAATCGGCATTACCCGATATTGTACCTAATTTAGTTATACCCGTTAATGCAACTACAACCGCTTGAGTTCCTTGTGGACACAGTCCATGAACACCTTTAATATAATTACTTCTTAAATTTTCATAATTAACTCTACTATTTTTACCCAATTTAGGAGCCCATGCGCCAGCAATTTTTAATAATTCATCAAGTGTTTTATATCCACTATTTATTAATTTTTTTTGTTCTTCTTTTTGTTCTTCCTTTTCTGGTTCAGTTTTTAA